CACAAAAACAGATATTCCATTTTGTATACTATGCCAATTGTATTTATTGCGAATCAGTGGTAGAATAAGTATATCAAATAAAGAAAGGCACACTTAGCAAGGTGTGAGTGGTGAAGTAAGATGAGAGTTGAAATTAGAGTTTATGGAAAAGAAAAATATTACTCAAAGAGATGTAGTCGTAGGGTTGTCAAGGACATTCGTAGTATAAAAGCCGTATTTAGTAATAAAGAGGTTAAAGAGTTAGAAAAAACACTTTGCAAAGATGATATTGACGGTAACGGACAATATTATAAAATTATTGATATGGACGGTGATGAATCTTATTATCGTGCTAGTTACACAAGAATAATGCATTATGGTAAGGAGTTGTTACTAACAAAGTATGATGTAATGTTTTCAGCTGATTATTATAGACATCATACTGCAACGACAAAAGATTATTTGCGTTCGAGTGATGATGGAATGGTTGAAGAATATAGCGGACGTTTTGGCGATGGCTATATCATTCATCGTCAGATGAATTCAAGTAAGTATCATCTGATTGAATATTATATTAAGAAAGGAGAATAAACATGAACGAAAACTACCGAATCGGTAAAGGCAATCTTCACATTGCTTTTCCTAACAAAACGATACTTGATACATATGTAATGTGTGTGGGGTGTAACAATTGTAATTATAGCACAGTGAATAATACGCTATGCTTGTATGCTGACAAAAAAGAAAGTCTATTAAAAGCAATATTGGATTTCAAAATTTATACAATTTTCGTTGTAAATATTTTGAAATCAATAAAAAGTAATGCAGTATCAGAAATGGAAAAGTTGTATATGATTCTGTCAGAAGTACAGAACGAATTAGAAAGGAGTTTATGATATGATAAAAATATATTTTGATAACGGCAGTAAGAAAAAAGTAAATACTGATAAATTTATTGAATGGGTGGAGTATTGCCATTTAGAAATTACTGAAAATGATATTTATTATCAGAGTATGCATATTGCAAAATATGTCAATCTTTTAGATAACAATTTTGGTGTGGTAGATTGTATTTTATGCCTTGTGTTAGTAATCTTAATTATATTAGTGCTTATGAAAGGCGGTGTGCTTTTGTGAAAATGCATGAAAAAATAATTATAAAAGAAGATGACGGATATATTTTTGCAGTAAAAAAAGAAATGTTAGTTATTGGGAATGTTTGTGTTATATCACCGCAAGAAAATATCTACGATGTATATGATTGTAGGACAGGCTTGGTAATAGCGACATGTGCTATAAAGCCATATATCAAAGATGGCAATACATTGTTTGAGTTGTTTAATGGTTTTAATACATTTACAATGAATATTGTTACACAAAGGGATTTTCTTCTAAAAAAATTTGTAGATATGAAAATGGAGAATATCTCAAAAAATATTAAGTTATATTTTAAGGTAGAAGAATTTGAACAATTCCTACTTGAAAATCAACCGTAATTCACAATTTATTTACAATTTGTTATTCGCATGGACACAATTATATTTTATAATAGTCCTTGTAAATATAAAAACAATGTTTCACGTGAAACATGGAAAGGAGTGAAAACAATGGAAAAGTTTATCACAAGAAACCTTGCTATCACAGAAGTAACATACAAAGACGCTATCTTTGTAGACGGTGACATGAAGTTGTCCGAATTGCGACACGATACTATTGTCGGTACTCGTCATAGTGAGGAAAAATTGAAAAAGATTCTCGTTGCGAAAGGAGTAGCAACACAGCCAGTTTTACAGGAAGTGAAAAAGACAACCTGTAAATACTCAATGCCCCTCAATGACTTTATTGAACAGGCACATGCGGAAATTATCGAACAGTAAAGAAAGGTTAAAAAGGTGATTAAAATGAGTAAAAATGAATTAGTAAGTATGAAAAGTGAAAATGATGTATTTTGTTCCATGCAGTGCAAGACACAGGAAGAAAAAGTGCAGTTGTTTAATGCTATAAACAACGCAGACGCAAGTCTTGACGATATGGTAGGAAAGCAGATTTGCGTTGTCAATGTGTATGCAGAACGCTACACGGCAGAAGATGAGGAAGAAAATAAGGACGGTTTTGAACCAGTCGAAAAAGAAAAAATCATGATTACGCTCATCTGTAAAGACGGCAAGACATACGCCACAAATTCAAAAGGCGTTTACAACTCAATCAAACGCGCCTTTGCATTGTTTGGTATGCCAACTTGGGAAGATGGCGTCACTTTTGAGGTTTGTAAAGTAAAAACAAAGGGCGGTTATAAGGCTACAATTTTGAGGGCAGTATAAAAAAGGTAATCAGTTTAATTTGAACATATAACTCTCTTCCTTTAGGGTGGTTAGCAAATAGACGCTATCCACCCTAAAAAAAAATGAAAGGGGAGATAAGCATGTACGAACCTAGCGAAAAAACGATTGAAAATATTTCCGATTTAGTTAAAACTTTTAACCGTAGAATTGGGCAAGCAAAAAGAAAAACGCCTATCCAGTATCAGCAGTATCTACCGCAGAAAATGACTGTTGCTAAATTTCTTGAAACGGTTGGAAGTTATAAAGATGTGCAAGCACAAGCAAGGGCATTGATGGCAAAAGATATAATTCCGCAGTTTGGAATAAGTGGAGCAAAGCCAACAAAATTACAAGTGGCACGTTACGAAAGCGCTAAAAATTTAGAAAATAAAAGATTAGCAGAAACTCAAGACATAGAACGATATGACGAGGGAAAACCTACAGGAATTGAGCGAGTAAAAAAGAGAAGTAAAGCGTTTGAAATTAGAAAAAAAGCAGAGGAATTTACACCGTTGGAATTGGAAATCAGAATCAGACAGTTAGAAAGACGGCAAACGCAAGCATATAAAAAAGAGAAAGAAAGACAATGGATAGAAAATTATAAAAAGGCAGTCGAAATAAATTTTCCAACTTTTTCAAAAAAAATTTTGCAAGAAGTAGAAAAAGTACCAAAAAAGAATTTTATGATATGGGTACAGCAAGAAGATTTTCTTGACATTGATTATGTGTATGATAAAAGTGAGGAACAGGAAAAAGCAAGCAATTATTTAGAAAATTTACGCCGTAGAATTGCATATGAAAAAGAAAAAGGCAACCTCTAATCAACGAATTATCGTATGTGATTTTGAGACAACCACGGATGAATCTGATTGTCGTGTTTGGGCGGTTGGTTGTTATGATATAGTTAGCGGTGAATTTTGGTATTATAATAACCTTGATGATTTTATGCAGATGTGCGCTACGATATATTATAATGACAAACTGTACTTCCATAATGAAAAATTTGACGGCGATTTTATCATGAATTGGCTTTTTAGACACGGCTATTCGTGGGTTGAAGATAATAAAAAAATGGACACAAAAACCTTTACAACAACCATATCAGATAAAGGTCAATTTTATTGTATGGAAATATGCTTTTACCGAGATAATACATACACAAATAAAGTGACGATTTATGATAGTTTGAAAATACTTCCGATGAGTGTCCACGATATGGCAAAAGCGTTTGGGCTTGCAGAAAAGAAAGGTGAAATTGATTATAAAGCCTATCGAGAAGTAGGGCATAAATTAACACAAGAAGAAATTGAATATTTGAAAAATGATGTTGTGATAGTAGGAAAAAGCCTTGTCAAGATGTTTGAGCAAGGTCTTAAAAAAATGACAATAGGTGGAAATGCCATAAACGACTATAAAAAAAGAATTGGAAAAGATAACTTTTCGGAGTGGTTTCCACTTTTGGACGAGGAAACTGACTATTTTTGTAGACAGTCCTACAAAGGTGGCTTTGTATGGGCGAATCCTTTACACAAAAACAAACTAATTGGAGAGGGTGACGTTTACGATGTAAATTCACTTTTTCCAAGTCGTATGCACTCGTCAAGTGGTTGCCGTTTTCCATACGGTGTACCGCAGTTTTTCAAGGGAAAGTATAAACCACACAAATTATATGATTTGTATATACAACGAGTTGTGATACAATTTGAATTAAAACCGAATCACGTTCCATGTATACAGATAAAAAAGAATTTTCTTTTTTCGCCCACGGAATATCTTACAAGTAGCAATGATGAAGATGTGGAATTGGTACTTACACAAGTTGACCTTGAATTGATATTTGAACAATATAACGTGACTTACATTGAATACATTGATGGGTACATGTTTAAGTCTGATATTGGAATGTTTGACAGTTATATCAATTATTGGATGGAGATGAAAGAAGAAGCGACACGCACAGGGAACAAGGGTTTGCGTTCGATTGCTAAACTGTTATTAAATAATTTATATGGAAAGTTTGGCACGAATCCAAAGTTGCAAAGTAAAATACCTGTGTATTTAGGCGGTAAAGTTGGCTTTATTTTGTCCGATATAACATATCGCGACCCCGTATATACGCCCGTAGCCACTTTTGTAACCGCCTACGCTCGTGCGTATACAATCCGCTCGGCGCAGAAAGTCGGACTTGACCACTTGTTATATTGCGACACGGATTCAATCCATTGCAAAGATGGCGCTGACGTGTCAAGTTTAGAAATCCATGATACAAAATTGGGAGCATGGGCACATGAAAGCCATTTTGAAAAAGCGAAATTCCTACGTTCAAAATGCTACTTGGAACAGATTGACGGGAAGTTATGTCCAACCGTGGCGGGAATGCCAGATTCTTGCTATGAAAATGTGACTTTTGACAACTTTTGTTTAGGCTCTGAATTTAGCGGAAAGTTAAGGATGAAAAGAGTTGAGGGTGGTATTGTGTTGGTAGATACACCCTTTACCATCAAGTTATAGCGTTCATAAATTGTTTACAATCATGTTCACACTTTATACATATTTATATGATATTGTATAAACAAGGGTTGAAAGGTGTGCGGACAATTCCAAATTGTCAAGGTGGCGAGCCTTTGGAGTTGTCGCACGGTGACACGTGGCGCACCTACCCGAAATAAAAAAGAAAGGAGCGAAAAGTTTTGAATGAATCCATGTTTTATGATGTTAAGAGTGTAAACCAATACAATTGTTTGTTTAATTTCCTACACGGCGCTCGTGGAATCGGTAAAAGTTTTTCGCTCAAAAAACTATTTGTGGAAAGTTTTCTAGAGGATGGTTCACAATTTTACTACTTGCGTAGATACAGAGAGGACTTGACAAAAAGTAGCAAAGGTTTTTTTGATTCATTGCAGGAGCAAGGACTTTTTGAAGATATAGTTTTTACCAAAGATGGCGGTAAAAATGGCGGTACTTTTTATGCGGACAAAGAACCTATTGGGTTTTATGGGGCATTAACAAAAGGCAAGGGCGTAGAATTGCCAAAAGTGAAATACATAAATTATGATGAATACCTCATTGACAAAAGTGACCAGTATCACGGTTATTTGAGGGATGAGGTTACACAGTTTTTGGAGTTTTACGAAAGTATCGCACGCATGCGAAATGTAACAGTTTATTTCACGAGCAATAACACAGACGGGTATAGTCCATATTTTGATTATTTCAAATTGAAAAAACCTGTGAAGAAAAATGGCATATGGACACAAAATGACTTGCTTTATCAAGAAATTAAAACTAGTGCAAAATATGTCAATGCAAAGTATAACACACGTTTTGGGAGTATTATTAAGGGAACACGATACGGCAAGTATGCCGTTGAAAATGAAAATTTACACATCACGGATGATTTTTTGAAAAAGAAACCGTCAACGGCAAAATGCACCTTTAACTTGCAAATTGGAAAAAATATTTGTGGTGTTTATTTTGATTATTGCAAAGGAGAAGTATTTTTTTCTTGCAATGGTAATAAAAACATGATAACATATACAGTGATGAAAGCAGACCACACGCCAAATAATATTCTTGTGCGTGGTGGAAAGTGTTATCATTTATCAGAACTCAAAAAGGCTTTTGCTTTCAATCAATTATTTTTTGATTCGCCGAAAGCCAAAAATTTATTTGAAAGAATTGAACATCTACTATAACATAGCAGATTTCAAATATAACCAAGAAAGGAGATATAAAAAATGGCAAATGAAAACAGCACAGAAAAAGCCTATGCAGAGGATGAACTCTTGAAAAAGGTTGGAGAGATTCTCACAAAGAAAGATGATGAGGGATTTCTCACAGAAGTCGTGTCAGAAATCACTGATAAAATCCATGAATTGAGCGGGAAAATTGTTGACCGTGACGATGAAATCAAAGATTTGAAAGATGACATTGAAAGTTTACGCAATGCCAACATGGCACTCTTGCGCAAACAGGGCGCAAAAGTAGAAGAAAAAGAAGAAAGAAAAAGTGAATTTGTAACGGATGATGAAAAGGAAGAATCTGACGAAGAAATTCTTGAAAAATCTGTTGCGGATTATATCTAAAAAGAAAGGAGAAAGAAAAATGCCAACAACTAAAACAAAAACAGAAAGGGCAGTAAACATGGCAAACACTGTCCGTACACTTGCGGGGGATGAATTTGCAAATGCCGTACCAGTTGCGACACGCTCAAATATTTCCAGCTATGCAACACCTATTTTGGAAATTTCATCTCTGCGAAATATGTTCGTGAACACTCTTGTTCAGCGTATCGGCTTTGAATTTATCCACAACAAACGGTACAACAATCCACTTGCAAGATTTAAGAAAGGTAGCACACCACTTGGCGGTATCGTGGAGGAAATCGGAACTAATCCAGTAGAATCACAGGGATTTAGTTCAGACGGTTATATCAGAACACCCGACGGACAGGTATTGACTCCTCTTAATCGGCGAACACCCGATACAAAAGTCTTGTATCACACAATCAACCGTGAGGACCAGTATCCAATATCAATTAGTCGTCAGCAGTTACAGACCGCTTTTGTGTCATGGGAAAAACTGGATGATTTTATCTCATCCGTAATGTCTGCCATGTATAGTGGAGATACGATTGACGAATTTATCTATACAAAAAACTTGATTGACGCGGGTGTGACAAAGGACATGCTCGTAACGCAGACAATCGCAAATCCGACAACGTCAAAGGATAATGCTGAAAAATTTGTGATTGCCGTCAACACCACATCGGCGAAAATGTGCTACCCATCAACCAAATACAACCGCTATATCGAACAGGAGGGTGCAGAGGGAAAAGCGTACAAAACATGGAGCGACAAAGACAGACAAGTCATTATCATGCGTGCGGACGTGTTGCAGTCAATCAATGTCACGGTTTTAGCACAGGCGTTTAACATGTCACAGGCAGATTTCAGAAACTCCGTAGTAGAAATTGACGAGTTTGACAACCCCGCAATTCTCGCTGTTGTATGTGATGAATCTCTTTTACAGATTTATGATAATCTTTTTGAGGTGTCAGAACAGCAGAACGCACAGGGACTTTTCTTTACTTACTTTTTGACGCATTTTGAAACGCTTTCGTTGTCTATGCTGTCAAATGCCGTTGTCTTTTTGGATGAATCCTATGCGAAACATACCATCACGGCAACGGTAGAACCAGTAACAGAGGGTTACGGTTTGGAAGTCCAGTCAAGTGGTTATAACGGTGAGACCGTTACATACAAAGTTACGGCGGTTGACCCGAGCAAGGTTACAATTAGTTACACAGGTATTACTGACGAACCACCAAAAAGCGTTGTAAACGGTGGACTGTATTCGTTCAAGATGGGAAATACTGACGCAACCGTTAAAATGACAATTGCTAAATAATGTTTACGTGAAACATTGAAAGGAGAAGAATTATGGCAGATTTTGAGCCGACAACTGATATAAAACTTCTAGCCGTTCCACTTGCGAATGATGGTGAAAGTACCTTGACTTTTTCAAGCGAGTCGGCACAATCTGCCTACTTCTCATCAAAAGTAGTTGGAAGTTTTTCCAAGGGTGATTTTACATATCAACGAAAAGATAACACAATGCGTGTACCTTGGAATGCAGAAAAGTTATTTAATGTGAATTACTGCATGTACAAAAATGCCAACTTTGGTGATAAGTGGTTTTACGCCTTTATCAATCGTGTTGAATATGTGGCGCCGAACTGCACGAAATTGTATTTGCAAACTGATGTTTGGCAGACATGGCTTTTTGATATTACATACGGTCAATGCTTTGTAGAGCGTGAACATGTAAATAGCGATAAAATCGGTGAACATACAATACCCGAGAGTGTTACACCTAGTGAGTGGAATTTACAAAAAATAGGGATTGACGAAAGCCCCTATCAAATTGGGGGTTATGTAGTTGGAACGCTTTATGATATTGATTCTACCGTTGGAAATCCGCAAAAGGTAGGCGGTCGAAAAGCCAACGGCGTATATTTTCCGTGTGACGTGTTATTTTTTCCAAACACAGAGGTAGGTATAACGCAGTTACAAGCAAGGCTTGAAGTTATCAATGACGAGTTAAGCGGTGGCATTGTTTTTGTCGCCACGATTCCAAAACTTGCAAGCGACAAATTAACGACAACCGATAGCCGAGTGACAACAACGACATACAGTACATTTGATAACATAAGCGTACCAGTGGAACATACGAATGTGAGCGGCTATGTACCGAAAAATAATAAATGTTACACTTACCCATATCATTATTTAGTATGTAGCAACTCAGCAAACGGCGGTTCGGAATTGCGTTTTGAAAATTTCAAAAACATTTCTGATATTACCTTTACGGCATACGCACACATTACTGAAAACAACTGTATACAGTTTGTTCCCGTCAATTATGAGGTTGGAACAAGCACTGGAGACAATCCCGATTTTGGTTTTAATTCGCAGACATACCCCGAATTACCATACACCACAAACCAAAACGCCTACTATCGTCAACAAGAAATGAATTTGCGTAACCAAAACATGAATCGAATTATGTCACAAACGCGTGGAGTTGTCGGAAGTATCGCAACTGGTGGAGCGTCTTTGTTGGGAATGTCCATGCAAGGAGAGGGAACAGGTTCAGACATTTCAAGTTATGGCGTGTCACAGGTTAGTGGTATTGATTCACTTTATACAAACGTAAAAAGTGCAGAAATGGCAGAGCAAAACCTTGAGAAAATGCACCAAATGACCGCCCCGAATGTTAGTGGTATCGGTGGGTCGAGCGATATATCGGTAGTCAATGGAAATATCGCCCCTAGATTTTATATTAAAAACGCCAAGAAAGACCAAATAAAAGCAATCGACCAGTTTTTTAGTGCTTTTGGTTACCAAGTAAATCAGTTGAAAAAGCCAAACATTAAAGGGCGTCTAAATTGGAATTACGTAAGATGTTCACAGGCGAACGTATATGCAGACATTCCGCAAGAAGATTTATTGAAGATAAAACGTGACCTTGTAAACGGGATAACCTTTTGGCACAACCCTACCACAATTTATGATTATTCACAGGGAAATGAGGTGAGTTAAAGTTGAGCAGAAAGAAAGATAAAAACAAAGAACAGGCGTTGAAATGGCAAGCGATTTATGCGTTTTATTTTGCATGGTTAAAAAATATCGCAATGTCAATTTTTGAATGGAAGTTACCCAATAGCATGGATGACCGCTTTTTGGAGTTGGCATTTTTTGAAGATGGACGGGCTTTGGCATATGTAAAAGACGGTGCGCTTATCAACACACGTGCAATCCCATCCAATAACATGGACATGTATAATTATTTTACTGGCTATACAGGCTATAACGTGGTTTTTTCTGACTATTTAGACGCAGATAAATGCATATACGGATTGAACAATCCTGTTACTATGCCGACTTTTAAAGTATGCGACATGTTCGCTACACGCTTACAAAAGTTGGAAATGGGGATATGGTCAAACGTGGACTTGCAAAAATTCCCAATCATGGTATCAGCACCCGAAAGCCAAAAGTTGTCCGTCAAGAATTTGATGGAACAATTTGAGGGTGGTTTACCTTTTTTGTATACCTATAGAAATTTTGAGGACTTAAACCAAGTCAAATGTTTTGATATGAAAGTACCGCAGATTTTTGACAAATTGTACGAATTAAAGCAGAAAACACTGAATGAATTTCTTGAATTCTTAGGTGTTACAACACCGAAAGAAAAGAAAGAAAGGCTTTTAAGTGGTGAGATTATAGCAAACAATTCCAAGGTTGGTATCAGTGGTGCAAGTTTTTTGTGGCAAAGGCAAGAATTTGCTAGGAAAATCAATGAAAAATTTAGTGCATACCTCACAGACCCAATTGAGGTACGTGTGAGAGATTATAGTGAGATATTACATCTTGCAGAAAGTGAGGAAATGGATGGAACAGGTTTTGGATTGGATTCACAAATTATGTAATCCGTTGTCAGTAGTCGGCGGTTTTTTAGGAATTTTAGTCAACCGAATTTTTGGAAAGGTGGACAATTCTTTGATAATTCTTCTCATCCTTATGTCAATGGACATGATATGCGGGATTTTGGTTGAGGGAATTTATTTCAAAAAACTTTCTTCCAGTATTTGTTGGAAAGGGTTGATAAAAAAATGCGTGTCCATTATGCTTGTTGGACTTTCGTATCAAATTGACCGAATGACAGGACAAGAAAGTTTTCGAGCATTTACAATTATTTTCTTTTCCATCAACGAAAGTATTTCCATTTTGGAAATATGTGGAAAGATAATTCCTATACCTAAAAAATTAAAAGATTGTTTATACCAGTTACGGAAAGGAGTCGAAGAAGATGAAAAAGATACTTGCAAATAAAAAGAGATTGCATGGCAAACGGAAACGAAAAACAGTTAAAGCAATTATTATACATTACACAGGTAATAAGGGAGATACAGCAAAAAATAATTGTGATTATTTCAAAAAAGACCCGAAATACACACGGGAACTAACCACGGGCGCACATTTCTTCATTTCGCCAAATGGGGAAACAATTAAATCTATCCCGATGAATCAGATAGCCTATGCCGTTGGTGGTGTTAGGCAGAGCGCAAAAGGTGGAAGATATTACAAACGTCTGACAAATGAAAACACTGTCAGCATTGAATTGTGCAACGCCGTAAACGGATATACGGACGCACAGGTACGAGCCGTTCGGAAAACAATAAAATATATCCGTAGATATTGCAAAAATGCAAAAATCGTTTGTTATCATTTTGACGTAAACGGAAAGAACTGTCCACCGTGGGGCGGTAAACGGTTAGGAAAAGAATTTCTTGCAGAAATAGGAGAGTGATATTTATGGCTTTTGTAACTCCACAATTACGACGTGTGTTGGATATGGGGTATGATTTAGGGTTAAAGCATTACCCGATTTTTTCAGAATCACACCGACAAGAATTAAATGAAAAGATTGTAAATCATTTTCGGTATCGTGAAATTGGGTTTGAAACAATACATCAATTCATTTTTGCACTGAATCGGAAAATGTTTGAAATTATGCCGTTTTACAACCAGTTATACGAATCGGAAGAACTGGAAATATCAGCATTGACAAATTATAGTTATGACGAAATCAGCAAAAAAACAGGCAATGACCTTTTAGAAAAGACAGGCACAGACACAAACAAGCAGACAGGTGATAGCACACGAACAGACACAGGAACACAAACAAACGAACAAAGCGGAACAGACAAGCAGACTTTTGAAGATGTAAAAAATAAAACTACATATGGAAGCAATGAAAACGAAAACACGACAACGACAAGTGACGTAAAGCACGGACAGACAACAACAACTGATGGAACGGATACAAGCAAGCGAGTGCACAGTGACACTCCTCAAGGAATGTTGTCCGCTAACTTCCCCGAATCAGCAAATTACGCAAGTGACGCTGATGTTACGAAAAACACTAGTGGTAGCACCGTGTCACAGGATGGAACGGATTCTACTAGTGGAACGGTAAAGGGTACAAAAGGGAAAAGTGGTTCGGACGAATCTGTGCAGAGTGGTGACATTGTAACCACACACGACACGCAGGGAAAACTAACAAACGACTTGACAATCAAGAACGAGTTTAATACAGACAATACAATCACATACGGTAGTAACGCAAAGCAGAATTATGACAACCAGTTATCAACAAACAAGCAAGGTTACCAAGGAATTTCACCAAGTGAGTTATTGCAGAAATACCGTGATACATTTTTAAATATTGATATGCTTGTCATATCCGAACTGGAAGAATTGTTTATCAGTATTTTCTAAAATGTTTCACGTGAAACATTAGAAAGGAGTGAAAAAATTGACTTTGATAAGACCAACACCCCCATTATACAACTTGCCGTCGTACTATAGTGAGTGTGAATCATACGAGGAGCAATTACAATGGCTACTAAATCAGTTGCAGACATTACAAAAAGATGTTGACAATCTGAAAAAAGACACAAACGACTACACGGACGAACAAATCAAAAAACTGTTTGACTTGTTATCGCAGAGAATCGCTAACTTGACGGACTATGTAAACGGTGAAATTGCAGAATTGAAAACATATGTTGACAACGAAAACAAAAAACTTTCTGACAAAGTTGACGCGATGAAATTATATGTGGATGAAAAAACGGCAAATACAAAAAAATATGTAGATTCTGAAATCCTCAAAATACGTGCGTTATTGACAGAAGTTGAAAATCGACTACATCTTGAAATTGTAAACGGTGACGAAACAACCAAAGATTTTGCAAGAATTTATACCGAACAAGCAAGACTTGAATTACTCGAAAAAATCAATGCCTTGTCCGATAGGGTTGATAACATTGTCAAAGAGTTTCCGCCAGTATATAACCCAACGCAGGGTAAACAAACAGACGTACAGAGGGCAATCAATGACTTGTATTTATATTTAAGGGTACACGGAATCACGTGTTTTGCTTTCGATTCCATGCAAATTACCGTTGCGGAATTTGACGCTATGAAAATTTTAGTGCGAAATTTTGATATTCGCGGTGCTGAAATTTTTGAAGTATGGGAAAAAGAAACGGCGTTTAGTCCATGGACAGGCGAAAAAATAACATTGAAAGAATTATGTTATCAAATTGCTGAAAAAATCAACATGAACTACAAGACGGCAAGCGAGTATGACAAGCGAGCAATTACGGCAAGTAATTATGACGGAGCAGAAACAACTGCCTATGATTATGATTGGACAAAAAGAATATTGCCGATTGATGTTATCCCGATAGATATGTTGGATAAATTCTTGCATACGTCTGAATTGATTTACAACACTGATATTGTAAGCGACACAGGTACTACAATTGACATTACAACGGATAAAGATTTTGAAAAGTTTTTACTTGCCTATAGTGATAAAAATGCAAATTTATGCTATTTATTATGTGGTGCTACTAGCGGAAAGTTGTCATTTACTGACACCACTGACAACGCACTGACGCAAGTTTCAAGAAATTTTTCCATAGTAAAAACGGAAACAGGCTATCAGATTGCTACACAAAACTGCACGGTATTTAATGCCGACACAAAAGAAACAACATTTGCGCCTAACTTTTTGATTATCAAAAAATTATACGGTGTCAAAAGTTACAATAATTTAACAGAAATCGGAAAGGAGAATTAATATTATGCATTACACACCTAACTACAAATTGCCTTACTACGAGGCAAATGATATTGCAAATTATTTAGACACGTACAATAATACCATTATTGCATTGGATAAGGCTATCCATGACGCACAGACAAAAGCAGAAAGCGTAGAATTGCACGGTGAAGAACTTGACAAAGAAATCAAAAGCCTAACCTCTAGGGTTTCAGCACTTGAAACATCTTTATCAAGTACTATTGAAAATCTTTCCACCCTTACAACAACTGTGAGCGGACACACGGAAGAAATTGCAAAAGTAAAAGAGGATTTACTTGCACAGAATACGGCAGTTAAAACATTGTCAAATAACCTTGCGGATTTAGGTACACGATTTACAATGTTCGTCACAGAACAGGAAAATTTTAATTCTGAAATTTCGGCAAGGGTTGGCAACCGATTTTATAAGGCGCATAATTATGTCGTGCCGTCAGATTCGTCAAGTGGACAATTTACGACCAAGTTTACAATTGACACTAAACTTGCAAATGATGAAAATTTCACAAAATCCCACGTCATGCTTAACTTTATGCAAACAATGGCAGACCAAAAGAAAGCGAGTGCAATTATAAATTGTGACTTTTCTACAACAGAAAAAAAGTTTAATTTTACTGCGGACAGTATACGTTATAATGTGCGTTTTAATTTCAACGCTAGCACTGGAATTATTACAATTTCAATCACTGGCATAAAACAGGAAGTTGCTGGCGATTTATATGTGAATGCCGTTGCTTATATAGATTAGAAAGGAGATTATACAATATGAATTATACTACAAATTATAAAATCCCTCTTTATGAGGGCAATGACCCAACGTCATATCTTACTACATACAATGATACAATGGAATTGATTGACACATCATTACACGCTTTAGCGTTAAAAGTTGCAAGCGGAGAAGTGAATGACCGTCAATTTACCTCTGAAATTTCTTCTATTAAGGGCAGACTTGACACTGCGGAAAGCATGATTGAAACTATTAAAAGCGAACTTGCAACAACCAACGGAAATGTGTCGAAAAATGCGGAAGATATTTCTACTTTACAATCGCAGTTAGTGGAACAGGGAACGTCAATTAAGAATTTGATTGCTAGGGTTTCAGCTCTTGAAACATCTTTCGAGAGTTTCAAAACGACACAGGAACAGAAAAATAGCGGTTATGAAAATTCATTGAGTGGGTTGTCAGCGCAGTTGAGCAATGCAACGAAAAAACAGGATTTGAAGAACGCGGAATTTACAAGTGAGATTACACAGAATACTGCTAATATCGCAAAAAATACAGAAAGCATTGAAGCACTAAAGCGCGGCACAAATGTGTTAGTGAATTTCAAAAATGTCGACGCAACAATGGACGACAATGATATAGATGTGCATTTGCAAACTACCCGAGAAAATGCAGAACTTGAATTGAATAAATGGCAAAATGCACAGGCTTGCGCAATCATTACTTTGAAAACTGGAGAAACAAATGATGTAAACGGCGTATGTTCACCAGTTTTTTCAAGAAATCTCGCAACAACAAACACAGAAGAATTCATATTTACTGACACAAACAATGATGTTTATACATTAAATACAATTTTAACTTTTGATGATGTAACGCAAAACGTATCTATTCATTGTAATCTTACTGCGCCCGAAAGTGTGACAAAGGCTACATTTTCAATAGCGTTGTTCTTAATTGTTTAATTGTAATATTAAACCGCCCCACTTTATTAGGTAGGGCGGTTTTGTTTATTTTTTATTTCTTTTGCAAAATTCATCAAACATTTCTTGAAATTGTTTTCCCATTGTTTTAATAAATCCACACATTAGGACATTTTCATTGTTTAGTCGTTCATTTTCAATTGCAAATTTACGCAAATCTTCTTGCATTTCTCTATCAATGCGTATCCGCATTAAATTCACAACGCACCCCTTTGGTTCAATCCATTCTTCCAATATCATTTCGCCATCAAAATAAATTTGTTGCCACATTTTGACGCAATACTTGAAACCGTAGTCAACAAATACGCACATATAAAATGTCAAGGCGTCTTCAATATTATCAAATTCTTTTGTCGTACAAAAATCCTTCCATTCTCTTTGACCGTTAGGCATTGTATTATAATTTTCAGATGCATGGCAAAATTTATTCCATGTATTATCGTTCCCGATATACTCAATAACATATTTTGTTTCTGTTTTTTCGGGTTCTTTTGCATATCCAATAAAATTTTTATACATATTATTTCACCTCATTTTCTACAATTGTGGCTATTTCCTCTCTCAATCCGCAATTATAAACATCTTGTAGTATTCCCATTAAATCAGAGGAAAGCCATATTGTTGGCAATCCGTTTATCATTTTTGAATTATCAACAACTAACATATATGTTTTATCTATTCCAAAAGGAAAATCCAAAACATAATCACTATTAACCAATTTATTTAGAACCAAAGTCCTATATAAATGCGTTATTTCAATTCCGTCACCTATAAACCTATGGCATTTATATTCTCTGTCATATATTTTATACATATTATTTCACCTCACTTTCTATTGCATGTAATTCGTGACAACCGTCAAAAAATACTTCTTCATTTCCCCATACATTCACTTTTACTTTTTTCACTGTGCCTAGTTTTTCATTTTCTCTATTAGGATGATGAATGAATCCAATTTTTATCATTTTATCACTTCTTGCCATGATTTCATATGTTCCACTGTTATCTGTATATCTTTTGCCAACTTCAAACCTTTTTACTGTTTTATTTCTCATTATTGCTTTCCTCTCTTTCATTTTCAATTCTTTCAGCAGTTTCTTTTGTTCCGTCACCAATTAACCTATCTTCTGTCTGATAATACCATCCGTAAATATACTCATTGTCAACATATACTACCATAATAGCACCGCCTTTCTTTATTTGATATACTTATTCTACCACTGATTCGCAATAAATACAATTGGCATAGTATACAAAATGGAATATCTGTTTTTGTG